ACCAGAAATCACAGCATTACTATCGCTGTCTATTCAAAAGCATTTAAACCCACACAATGATCCCAGAATATACTGGGCGAAAGAAGTCACATTTGATTATGCAACTGACAGTGCAGTCAGAGTGGATTTTATGAAATTCAAGCCAGTCAATAATACGGTTTCAGGGATTGAAAAAGGTGATTTCTACTGCTTTGAAGTGAAGTCATCTGTCGAGGATTTCCGCTCGAAGAACGGGCACAACTTTGTGGGTGATTTTAATTATTATGTTATGCCAGAAGATGTCTACGAAAAAGTGAAGAGCGAAATTCCGCACAAAGTTGGTGTATACGTGCCATTAGGAAAACATCGTCAAGGTAACTGCTTTTATTTAGAATCTGTAAAAAAAGCAGTCAGAAAAGATAGAGAAAGGCCAGTATCGGAAATGTTGCTTATGATGTTTCGGTCGGCAGCGAGGGAAATGATAAATTAGAATTTGGAGGAGAAAACTATGCACGGAAATACAGGAGAAGAGGGTATGGAGTGGCGAGCATGATGGGAGGTGATGGCACATGAGAAAGGAAGAATCTGGAGCGATAGAACAATTAGCTGCCCAAACAGTGTTTTCCTTTTTGACTGTTAAACGTGTAAACGAGGTTGTTGAAAACATTGAAATTACAGAAATGATTTTGGATGCAGCAGTTATGTGCCAAGAATCACCGTGGAAGATAGTGGGATCGCTTTTCCCGGAAAAGCTTGAAGCTTACATGAGGAGGTGCGTCGATGAACAAGAGCATTCTGGATGATTACATAGATGCATGCGCCTTGATCACAGAGACAGAGAGGGAGATCAGGGAACTGAAAAGAAAACGGAAAACGATAGTCGTTGATTCCGTTAAGGGTTCCATGGAAGAATTTCCCTACACGGCGCAAAATTTCATGATTCAGGGTATAGCTCATTCCGTATTGGAAGAGTCGGGAGAGCTGGGGCGGCAGGAACGGATACTGGAAGAACGCAAGGCCAATGCCGTAAAACTGAAAACGCAGGTTGACGCTTGGATGAATACCGTGCCTATGAGGATGCAGCGGATTATCCGGATGAAGATATTCGAGCGCAAGACGTGGGAAAAGGTAGCCGACAAACTTGGTAGGGACGCAACCGCAGACAGCGTAAGGATGGAGTTCAGGAGTTTTATAAGCTCAAAGTGAAAGTTATTTCGTTATTTTCGCACTTTTCGTTTTTTTAATGTTATAGTGTATAATGAGATAGCTGGATAAAGATCAATCTCCCCTTTTTAAGAGGCACTTGCTGCATGGCGCGGTAGGTGTCTCTTTCCATACCCCAAGGAAAGGAGGTGCGGCACATGAACCGAACCCAACGAAGAGGACAGGGAAAGAAGAACGCTGATGCAGCACAGGCACAGCGCTTCTTGGATAACCTGCCGCTGAACGTTCTCATAGCAAGTATAAACAACAGCATAGATGTCTTGCATAAGAGAGGCATTGAGATCTGTGATTGGGATTGTAAGGAACGTGAACTATACCAGCTCCGCATGTATGCAGGCAAGGTTTATTTTTTGGCAGCCCCGCCAGACGGGGAAAATGAGTCAAAAGAGGGCGAGGCTGCCAAAAAATAAAAAGGTACTTCCTGTAAAAATTTCACATGCGGGTCGAGGAAGGCCCGGTATTTTTCTCTGTAGAATGAAAATTTCAAGGGCACTTCCTTCCGCTTTTCGGTTGTCTATTTAAGTCGGGAAGGGTAGGTAAAGACAGATGGATGTAAATCAGAAAGAACTGGCTGCGATTTTAGGCGTATCCGATCGCAGAATTCGCCAATTGAAAGATGATTTTGGACTTTTTCAGCATGGATCGGGCAGTGGAAATAAAATCAAGAAATACTGCCTTGAGAAGTGCGTTCCGGAGTACATAAATTATAAGCTGGAAGCGGAAGCGCAGGGGGGTACAAATGCGGACAAAGAGAAGGAGCAGGCAGAGCACGAAAAAATCAAGAAAAAGATATCTATTTTGAAGCTTCGGCGGTTACGCGGGGAGCTTCATGAAGCTAAGGATGTCGAAGAATTTCTAACAGATATGCTGGTGAATTTTAAAAACAGGTTACTTTCAATGCCAACTAAAGTGGCTCCATTGGTTCAGGGAGAAGAAGATGTTAATATCATTGTTGGCATTCTGGAAAAGGAAGTCTTTGAGTCCCTGGATGAATTAAGTGAATACGATCCCGTCAAAATTAATGCCGATCATATCGACATCAACGACTTGCTGGAGGATGAGGAGGATGGGGATGAGTAAAGACAGCGTGGTGATGATGGATGCCATCTATTGAGCGGCAGCGGTCAAGACAAAAAACGAACAGTTTATTTGTAAACGTCATAAGTCGGACGCTAAAAAAACCGGACAAACTGACAGTTAGCGAATGGGCTGAAAAAAGCCGGATCCTTGATGAGGCCAGTAACTTTCGGGGGAGATGGAGCAACGATATAACACCGTACCTGGCCGGAGTCATGGATGCGTTCAATGATCCTTACATCCAGGAAATCAACTTTTGCAAACCGACACAGGTCGGAGGTACGGAAGCGATGCTGAATATGCTGGGCTGGATTATTGTAAATGACCCATCACCTACCATGATTATATATGATAGTGATGATCTGGCGAAGGATACATCGAATGACCGGCTGAAACCATCGTTAACAAAAACACCTGAAATCAAAGAGCGTTTTCTTCCTCATAATTCAAAGGAATTAAACCTAAGGTTCAGAGGGATGCATATATATCTCAGGGGTTCCGGAAGCCCGGGAAAGCTATCATCTAAATCAATTAAATATCTGTTTTTTGATGAAATTGACAAGATGCCTGGTGCATCCAAGAAAGAAGCAAGTCCTTATAATCTGGCCAGAGAAAGAACGCGGACCTTCACATACAGTAAAAAGATATACACATGCAGCACCCCGACATTAAAAACCAATTATGTATGGCAGATACACGAAGCCGCTGATGAACAGAGAAACTATTTTATCCCATGCCCACATTGCGGGGAACATATCGTATTCCGCTTCCATCAGATCATTTTTGAAAAAGATGAGACTTTATCAAACGCAGAAAGGGTAAAAACAGCAACGTATGTTTGCCAGGAATGTGGATGCAGCATTACAGATCGAGACAAAATAGCAATGCTCCGAAAGGGAGAGTGGCGGGATGTAAAAAAAACACATATCGGAAAAGCCAGGAAGGTTTCTTTCTGGCTCAATTCTTTATATAGCCGATTCCTCACATGGTCAGAAATTGCTCTGGAATTCCTGGACAGCAAAGATGATCCGGAGAAGCTCCAGAACTTTGTGAATTCATGGCTGGCAGAACCCTGGGAAGATACGAAGCTGAAAACCAGCATAGAACTCGTAATGGAGAGACAGACGGATATCCCGGAACTCATAGTGCCGTCATGGGCAAAACTTCTGACGGGCGGAATCGATGTACAGGAAAATTGTGTATACTGGACAATTCGGGCATGGGGCGACTTTATCACAAGTCAGAACATAGCACATGGACAGGCATACGGTCTTACGGAGGCCGAAGAGATAATGAATCTGGAATATATGACAGAAGATGGAACACCGATGATTGTCAATCTTGCTTTGATAGACAGTGGCAATGACACTGATAATGTGTATGATTTTTGTGCCCTGAATGCCGGTTGGGCATTGCCTGTCAAAGGTTCCAGTAACCCGATGCAGAATCATTTTAAGTTAAGCACCGTAAATAAAGACAGCTCCAGGGCTTACGGCATGAATCTGGTTATCGTTGATGGCGGCAAATATAAAGATATGATAGCAAGCCGTATGAGAAAACCCAATGGCCAGGGGAGTTGGATGGTTTATAACGGCTGTGATGATGAATACGCCAAGCAAGTTACAGCAGAGCATAAGGTGAATGTTAAAAATGGTACCAAGGTTCGTCTGGAGTGGACAAAAAAAACAAGCCATGCGGATAATCATTATCTGGATGCAGAGGTGTATGCCATGGCGGCGGCTGACACGTTGGGGGTTCGGATGCTGCACTTGCAGACGATACCAGCAGAGGAAGAGCAGAAGCAAAAGACAGTGGAACAATATGCACCGGAAGAAAACTGGATAAGCCAAAATGAAAACTGGATATAGGAGGAATTAATGATGCAGGAAGAACTGAATCTGTCAGCAGGCGAGATGCTTACAGAAGTAAACAAAGCAATATATACCATATGTGTAGGCGGGCAATCGTACAAGATAGGATCCCGGCAACTCAACCGGGCAGACCTGAACACGTTATATAAGATTAAAAATGACTTAACTGCTCAAGTGGCAGCAGGTACGGGCAATCTGTTAGACGACTGTTACGTGGCTGTATTTGACAGAAGATAGGAGCGGGCATGGGAAATGTTTTGGATAATGTGATTGGTTTCTTTTCCCCGGAAGCAGGCGCAAAGCGCGAAGCATGGCGGAAGAGCCTGGAAGAAATCCGGAACTATGATGCAGGAAACTATGACCGGTTGAATTCGGGATGGATTGCATATAATCAGTCTGCCGAACAGACGGACCGATACCACCGGGATGTGATTAGAGCCAGGGCGCGGGATTTGGAAAGAAACAGTGATATGGCCAATTCGGTTATCGGAGCTTACAAGCGGAATGTCGTAGGACTAGGGTGGACTTTGCAGGCCAGGACAAGTGATGAAAGCCTTAACAACCAGATCGAAGATGCCTGGAAGGAATGGTGTAAGAGTAAAAATTGTGATGTCACTGAAACACAGAGCCTCAGCCAGATGATACGGATGGCAGTAGAACGCAAAAAAGTAGACGGCGGAATTCTTTTAAAAAAATGCTATACCAGTGGTGGAATAGTGCCTTTCAGACTCCAGGCATTGGAAGTGGATGAACTGGACATCGGCAGGACATCACCACATGACAAGACCTGCCGTGTTTCAGGCGGTATTGAATTTAATACTCATAACAAAGCGGTGGGCTATTGGATTAAGCAATATACGATTGACGGTTTCGGGGTATCGGAACCAGTATATATACCAGCAAAAGAAATTATTTATTATTTTTCGAAGCGCCGCCCATCCCAAATCCGTGAAATGAGCGACCTGGCACCGACAATTACCAGGATCCGGGACGCGAATGAGTTTATGACGGCGGTCAGTGTCAAAGAAAGGATTGCTGCCTGTCTTTCTGTATTCATAAAAAAAAGTATTCCGACAACCGGCCTAGGCCGCGCGACAGGCCCCGTTCAGGGGCCACAAAGGGATTACG